CTTGGAGGGGCATTCAGTGGGTACATCGTGGGTACGGATAGACGTGGATTTCAGGGACGATCCTGAGCTTGTCATGGGCGGCTGGGAGGCGGTTGCGTTATGGCCGCAGGTGGTGGCAGCCTTAAAGCGCGCGGACGGCGCTCTGACGGACAGGGACCTTGAGGTGTTCCCTGTAGTTGAGCGTATACCTTCTGATGTGTGGTCACGAGTGTTGGAACATTACAGGTCTGTTGGGTTAATTGTTGCTGGTTCATGTGTGTGGACTAGCCAGGGTAAGGGTGCTGGAGTGAACAAATCGAAGGTTGGTTGGGTGACTCCCAGGCTTGCTGAAAAGGGCAATGGTCCGTCGCGGTCCACATCTACCATTATTGTTGGAAGTCAGTTAATCTCAGATGATGTTGAGGTAATCTCAGAAGAAGTGGGGAGAAGTGAGGATAATATTTTTAATATTGTTCCTCGCGCGTTGTCCCGTCCCGTATTGTCTTGTTCTGTCCCTACCGGATCAGAACACAACGAACTGTGCGCGTATGCCCGGCATACATGGGGCGATAGGGTAGAGAAGGGGAAGCGTAGTTTAGAGCAGTGGGTAGGGGCACAGGAGGAGGCTCATCCGAACCTAGACTTACTCGTTGAGGCAAAGAAGGCCAGGGCACATGAGGTCAGCAAGGACACGGACTACAAAGCCATACGTCGGATGCTGTCTGGGTGGTTCAACAGGGCTGAGGGCTACAAGGAGGAGAGGAACTCAACCCACTGGTCCGGGCTAAACAAGCGGGAGAGGGAACAAGAGGTAGCGGCAGGCAACACGTCGTATAGAAGCAACATCAACGGGGTGAGCCTGTGGAGGGACATACGGGATGGGATATACACCCTGTCAGCCCAGGATATACTTAACCCTGCCCTGCCGTACTACGAGTCCATCAAGGCAAGTGTAGATGCCGCTGTAGGGGCGAACGAAGATCCGTATGACCATGAGGCTCATGTCAAGGCGTTGTTAAAACATGACGCACGGCCTGAGAACACGCAGAACCTGACCTTCGCTATCGACCAGATCGTATCCAGTGTGCGGGTGGCAGAATGACCCGGCTAGACGACGCACTGGCATCCGACATTCGCGGCATAGCCGAGAACCTGGGTATCGCCCTCAGCCGGAACAAGAAGAAGGCATATTGTCCAGATCACAGCCGAGGACCGGGCAAGGGCTCTCCATCGGTGAGTTTCTACGTCAAGGACGGCAAGTGGAAGTTCAAGTGCCACGGATGCCAGAAGTCCGGTGACGCAGTTGACTTGGTGAGTTGGGTAGCTGGGAAGGATGCCCCTGGTGCGATTGAGTACCTGACAGGCCCGGATCTGAAAGCCTTGAAGGTGGTCTACCCGGAGGTCGAGCCAGAGCCAGAGTCGGTGCCTACGCAGATGCGGGTTGCTGCATGCTCAGCGTTTGTCGCTGCGCTAGGCGAGATGGATGAGTTCGGGCTTGAGTGGCTGAAACGAGAGCGGGGTATTGCGCCGGAAACCGCTCGCAAGTTCAGGCTTACCGACATCAGCCCAGGCAAGGCCGACGACGCGCTAGGTGCTGCGATACACGCCACAGACGTTGATACCTGCGTCAAGCTGGGCCTAGCCCGTAGGTCGAGCCACAGCGACAAGCTGTACTGCCCGATGGGCTTTGCGTACTTCATTGCTATCCCGTATCTCAGCGACCGAGGGTCGGTAGCCCACATCCAGTTTCGCCGGGTGCATCGAAGCGACGAGAAGGAGGATGGACCGAAGTACCTGCACATCCGGGGCGCTGTGCCGATCCCCTACAACCTGTCCGCAACCATGGCCCCCACGCTGGGTGAAGATGGTCGGGAACGGGTGTTTCTGGCGGAGGGTGCGCTAGACGCGCTGAGCCTTGCTCAGATCGGTTTGAGTGCGCTAGGCATACCGGGGGTTGGGTGGCTCAACAAAAACCGCTCTGAGCGCATCCTAGGGCGCTTAAATGGCAATGCTCGACCTGTGGTTGCGTTCGATGCTGACGAAGCTGGGAAGAAGGCTTCTAGAAAAGCAGCGTCTATGTTCTCGGAGTTGGGTGCTGAGCCACTGGTGATCAACTGGCCTGACAGTTTCAGTGGAGATTGGTGTGAATGGTTCCTGACTAGGCGAGGTGAATCGCCTCCTGGGGTACTTGAGCCGAAGGTTCAGTTGCTTGAGACGGAGGCTTGGATAGGCGACTTGATGCGCGAAGGCGCTCAGGAGATCGTGGACATAGCTTCTGGCAACAAGACCTCTAGTCAGGTGTTCACCGGGTATACGCTTTTAGACAAGCTTCTTGAGATACAGCCAGGAGACATGGTTGTAATTGCTGCTAGGCCGAGTGTAGGCAAGAGCCACTTCGTCCTGAGCGTGATGCAGCGCATGGCTAAGAAGTTCAACACCACCGGGTTGCTAGTTAGCTTGGAGATGAGCAGGCCGTCTATCACGAAGCGCATAGCCAAAGCTGAGATGAGGCTTGGTCAGGACGTAAAGAAGTCTGCTGGTGCGCTAGCTGTGGGTGCTAGCGCCGCTTCTTCTGTGTTTGAGTCCATGCCAATCCTAGTTGACTTCGGCAGGCCAGACTTAGACAGGGTTATCGCTAGCTGCAAGTCAGGTGTTCGCAAGCATGGTGCGAATATCCTAGCTATCGACTACCTACAGTTGCTGAAAACTAAGGGAAGAACACGAGAACAGGAGGTTGCGGCCTCGTCTAGAGAGATAAAAGCCATGGCAAACGAGCTATTGGTGCCTGTTTTCACCGTAGTACAGATGAATAGAGAGATAGAACACAGGACGAATAGACGGCCACAGATGAGTGATTTGAGAGATTCTGGGCAGATTGAGCAGGATGCGGACGTGATTTTGTTCGTAGACAGGCCATTTGCACACGATATGAATACAAACCCGACAGACTTTAACGTGATCATTGCGAAACAACGCAACGGGTGTACTGGTTCGCTAACCATGCACCTTCCAGAGCCCTTCGGGTGGCTGGAAGATCGCGACTTTAGATTCGGGAAAGGGAGTACAGAATGAGGACCTTTGGTGAACAAGTGAGAGAAGCCAGAAATGGCATGGGTATGAGCCTGGAGTCGTTAGCTAGGTTTATGGGAGTATCGAAGGTGTACGTCTGCAACGTAGAGAAGGGGCATAGAAAGCCATTCAGCCCTGAGAAGGTGCAGGTAGTTGCAGAGATTTTGAAACTAGATCCAATGGAGCTAGCTAATCAGGCTGCGCTTGAGCGTGGCTATGTGAAGCTAGAGGTTGTTAAACAAAGACCTAGTAAGGCTAGGCTTGCGGCGGCGCTCGCACACCATTGGGATTTTTTGGATGAGGCCGCTGTAGATAAACTGATAGGAGCGTTGTAGGAATGATTACGAGTATGAACAAGGTATTGATTATGGGTCGAGTTGAGTCAGACCCAGACTTCCGCGTAGTTGGAGACAACAGCAGCAACAAGCTTGGCTTCCGGGTCAGGACGGAGAGGGCGTGGAAGGACAAGACGTTCTCCACGGTGCATAGAGTTGTTGCCTGGGGAGTTATCGCCCAGAACCACAAGGACATGAAGGCTGGTACGCAGGTCATGGTGGATGGTCGTCTGGACAACCGGAAGTACCAAGACAATGAGGGAAACGATAAGTGGATCTCTGAAATCAACGCCAACGACATTCAGGTGTACGGTGGCGGCGCTGAGGCTCCTGCTCCCAGCGAAGACGAAATCCCGTTCTGATGGGGCCTATGAAGCTAGATGATCCGGTGCCGATCACTGGCCCTGTGTCTATGGAGGATGTAACTCCGTGGAACAGCGACCAGATGTTCTCTAGCAAGAGTGTTGAATGGGCTACGCCGCAGGATCTGTACGATGGGTTGGACAGTGTGTTCAGCTTTGATATGGATGCTGCGGCTACCCGACTCAACGCCAAATGCAGCCTGTTCCTAGATCGGATGATAGATGCTTTGAACTCCGACTGGTCTATGCCAGAGGTGGTGCGCGAGAAGGGCATCAATGGAGACGCATGGACTGCGGTGCCTTCGTACCACATGCGGTCTGTGTTCCTGAACCCACCATGGGGCAGGGGCATAGGTCGGTGGCTTGAGAAGGCTTACAAGGAATCTAGGAAGGGTGTAACAGTGTGCTGCGTGATACCAGCATGCACGGATACTAGGTGGTGGAAGGATTGGGTGTGGAAGGCCAGCGAGGTTCGCTTCGTTACGGGTCGCCTACACTTCGTCAGAGACGACGGGCATACAGGCCCAGCCACTAAGGGTGCGTGTGTGGTTGTATTCACTGGTTGGTCTGAGGGGCCACCAGCGTGCAGCCTGATGGGCTCTTAGCTCAGTTGGTTAGAGCATCCGGCTCATAACCGGACGGTCCAGGGTTCAAGTCCCTGAGAGCCCACCATAGCCGG